GTTTACTTATTTTCTGAAAAACTCTTGACAGTAAACTCGAAGTTGACTATAATAAAGGCACAGTAAAGATAAAGTTTACACAGGAGGTGCATGTTATGAAAATCGCTGATAATATCCTTACATATATCCGCGCAAACAGCATTCAGCAGAAAATGATTGTTGATAAATGCGGCTGGTCCAAGCAAAAGGTTTACAGCATGCTTCATGGAATCAATCGGATCTCGGTTGAGGAATACGGCATGATCTGCAAGGCACTCGGGGTGCCGGTTGAGTTCTTCTACTTGTATAACGGCGAGGATAAGACAACCCCCGCCAGCAGCTGACGGGGGTTGCGGATACAATGTCCGGGGTGCTCCATTATGAAATCAGTCTTGGCAGAGGGAGTTCAGAATGGAGTTGAAAAGTTCTGCAGCCATGCGACCGTAGTCGGCATTGCTGGCAGAGCCGCTATTCTCAAATTGCTCGATATCGAGCAATTTGAGGGTAAGCTGCAGTGCAATTTCGCGATTGGACATGGTATCACCTTCTTCCGTATGAGAATTGTTTGCCATTTCGTGGTTTCACACTCTTTGCGGAACAAGGATACAATTCTATTGTTACATATTCCTTAACCGTAGTCAACAGAAACATTACTGAAAGGGATGAAACAATGAAGTACGAAGTTTGGGTTCTGACTGAAAAAGGTCATATTGCGTACCAGTGGACGCAGTATTTTTGTGACAGCCGAGAGGTTGCGCTGCAGAAGGTCGAGGAGTGGCTCGGCAAGGCGGAAAAGATCGAGGTGAAACCTGTATGAAACCATTCAACGAATACCTCGCCATGACGGCAGAACAGATCATGGCTGACCCGGAAGCGCCGGAGAGCCTGCGGATCGCTGCCCGCATTGAGCTTGAGAAAGCACAAAAGTTCAATTTAGAGGCAGAGGCGGCACGGACGGCAACAGACAAGCCGGTCTAAGCATAGGCTTTAGAAAGGGGTGGTTACGGTGGCAATCGTGGCTGAATATCATTATCCGAACGGTACGGTTTACATTGACGACGACTGCTACCGTGACGTTGCGCCGGATGAAATGCAGCGGCGCATTGAGCGGCTGCAGAAAACGGCGTGGGAATTACTGATGAATCAGGAACGGAGGAAGAAAGATGAAGGCAAGTAAGTTTATGATGAGCCTTTCGGCGGCGGTATTCGGCGGCGTGATGTACATGCAGATCGCGGGTGCCTGCAGCCGCATGCAGGCGGCGGTGCTCGGAACGGCGATGCTGGTATGCATGGCAATCTGCTATGCCGACCTGCAGCGCGAAAAGCGCCGGAAGGCCATGCAGGAGGATAAGGCCCGCAGGGCGGCTCGCGTCTCCATGGACAAAGCGGCGCACATTGCATACCGCGCCGACCTGATGAGGCAGATTCGCTGATGGCTGACTGGAAGAAAAACCGGCAGAAGTTCCAGATTCCGCATGACCGGGTGGAACGCTGTATGCGGTATGTGAAGGCTGTCGAAAAGGACGAGAAACGCGCCGAGAAAGCCAGAAAGGCACGCTTTGATGCACTGCTGCTCGAACGGTGGCAGGCAAGACAGGCGAACAGGGAGAAGGGCAATGCAGAAATTTAGCGGGCTGGAAATTAAGCCGTATTCTCAGCTGACCGAGCTGCCGCGGGTGCGGATAGACAGGGTGCGCGTGGAGGTACAGCGCACGCTGTTTGGCGAGGTGGAGTATCACCTTGTCGGCACCTACGGTGACGAGGGAAGGGCTTACCCGATCTGTCAGCCGTTTACCGAGTTGCCGGACGTATGGGAAAAGAAGAAAGAAATAGAACGCGCCATTTTCATGGCGCGTCAGGAGGAATTATATGCGAGAAAAAGAAAAGACGCGGGTTATCTGGAGACACCCGCAGGGCCGGTTTGAGCTGCGGGAAACCGAGCATTACAGCCTGTTTGAGGGTCGTACATATCATACACGCGAGTGTGTATTTACGCCGCAGGACGATGCGCGCGGGCTGTGCAGCGAGGTGCCGACAGGCATTTTTGTGCCGGAACTGTGTACGCCGCAGAAAGGCGTGCAGGGTCTGGTCAGCGACGCGGACGTAGACCAATGGTGCGAATGGTACAAAGCCGGCAAAAATGTTGCGGATATCGCTGAGATGGCAAGACGCAGCAAAGCTACTGTTGCGGCGCGTCTGCGCACGCGCGGACTGCTGCCCGATCCCGTTCCGCGCGTGACGGATGAGGAAGTACGCGAAATGGCGCGGCTGTTTGCTTCCGGCCTGTCCGTGCGCGAGGTTGCGAAGGCAACCAAACGAAACATGAGAACAGTACGCGAACACTTGCGAGAAACGAGGGCTATCAGATGAGTTTACATAAGATCAAGGCGGCAGTGGACGCCGCCAAGGACAACGCCCGCCAGATGGGCGAGGTTGTACTGATGATCGCCCAGGCGGACGAGCACGCCGCAGAGGTGATCGCCGCTGACCTCGATAATCCGGAGATGAGCCTGCAGAAATGCTTTGATGCGCTTTATGCGTATGCAAAGACGCACCAGAAGGGCGGCTTCTGGGGCTGCATGTGCAACAGCTACGACCCCGAGAACCCGGTGATCAAGGTCGCGGCTGACTTTTACAAGGTGGATTTGGGTGCGGCGGCAAGCGAGACGCCGGAAACCCAACCGCTTGGGCGCGGCATTGATGATCTGGATTTGATGAGTCTGCTGTAAGGAGGCGGGAATCGTGTTTGAGGTCAATGATATTCCGCCGATTGACAGCTGGGCGCTGCAGGATCTTATCGCAGAGAACGTGCAGCATGAGGAATTTCTGTTTTTCCGGTTTTACGCCGGCGATGAGCAGGATTACTTTCGGCCGGACAGCTACACTCGGCGTTACGAGTGTTTTTGCACGGCCTGCCGGGAGCGGTTTACCGAGCCGCATTCCGCCGGACCGGCCAGCAAATGGCGGATGTGTCCGCGCTGCGGCAGGAGCGTTACGCCCAAACGGTGGGCGGCAAACGATCATGCGGCGGCGCTGCGCAAAGTATCATTCGCGTTTCACTTTTTTCAGGTCGGCGCGCACGGCGAGCTGTGGCTGACCTCCTGTCAGGTGCGGATGAATCCATATTTTCTGGATAGCAAGTATATAGCGAATGAATACTGTCGGTATGTCTTTTCTGCCGCCGGCGCGAAAAAGTGGAGCTGGCAGTATGACGGCTGGGAGCTGCGGAAAAACTGCATGTTCCGGCACTGGTACGACATGGGCGGCGGCCGCCGGGATGATTTCTGGGTGCTGCCGAGTGAGCAGGAGCTTGCGGCAAGCGCTTTGCGGTACAGCCAGCTTACCGAGGCATTCGCTGTGCTGTACGATCTGACCGGGTATCTGGCGCTTTACTGCAAATATCCGGCGGTGGAATACCTGTGGAAGATGGGGTTCGGCCGCTGGCTGCAGGAGCGCGAGCAGGGCGGCGGCGATTATTTCCGCCGACTGGTAAACCTGCGGGCGAAGGAGCCGAAAAAGCTGTTCCGCGGACTCGGCAAGGCAGATTTGCGGCTGCTCCGCAACGAAACGCTTTCAACTGCGGCAAAATACAGCTGCTTGAAACGGGCGGGCGCGGCGCGCGCAGATGCCGCAAGCCTTTCGTTCGCCCGGGCGGCGGATACGGCGATGTTTGATGTCGCTGCGTTTTCGCAGCGCTGCGGCGTGACGGCGGCAGAACTGCGGAAGTACATTGATAAACAGCGGAAGCGCTCTGATCTGGAACTGTCGGCGGTGATGCGTGAGTTTGCCGATTATCAGGCTCAGCTGGAACGGCTTGCGCCGAACGCGGACAAGCTGCCGCATGATCTGCATGAGGCGCACGCCCGATTGAGCGCGCGCGAGCGGCAGTTGCTGAATCGCGGAAAAAACGAGAAATTCCGCACACAGCGGCGGCTGCTTGCGTGGATGAGATGGAAGTGGGGCGGGATGTTTATCCGTCCGATCGACAGCGCAGATGAAATTGTGCGGGAGGGCGAGGAACAGGACAACTGCGTTGCAGGCTATGCAGACCGGCACGCGGACGGCAAGACCATCATCATGGTGCTGCGAAAATGCAGCGAACCGAGGAAACCGTGGCACACGGTGGAAATTGACCCGAAAACGCTGAAATGCAGGCAGTGCTATGTCGCGCACAACCACAAGCGCACACCGGAGGCTGCGGAGTTTATGGACAAGTACCTCGACCATTTGCGCGAGGTCACGAAAATGATAAGGAGGTCAGCTTAAATGAGCGAGAATGTTGTGGCGGTACGGTCGATCGAGATCGTAACCGCCGAAATCACGATGATTCGGGACAACGCCCGCAAGGTATTCCTTGAGAGCGTGATTCAGATCGGCACGCGGCTTGAGGAAGCCAAGCAGATGGTCCCCTCCGGCGAGTGGACGGCGTATCTGACGGACAAGCTCGGTTATAAGCCCTCGACGGCGCAGAACTACATGCGTATTGCGCGTGAGTTCGGCGGCGGGCAGGTGAGCCTTACCGGCAAGACGGCGGCGGATGCCTTTGGACAGTTATCCTATTCGCAGATCCTGCCTCTGCTCGGCATGGCCGAGGAGGAGCGCGAGGAGCTTGCCGAGGAGCACGATCTGCCGAGCATGTCGAGCCGCGAGATTGCGGCTCTGGTCAAGGAGCGGGACGAGGCCAAGGCGGAGGCGGAAAAGGCGGTGCGTGAGAACGATGCCGCTCAGGCGGCACTGTCCGTTGCCGAGGAGAACCGTGGCAAGGCTATGCGCGAACGGGATGAAGCTGTGCGAAATGCCGAGAATGCCAAGGAACGGGCGGACGAACTGCAGGAACAGCTTGACGCTATCGAGGACAAGCCCGCCGAAGTACGCGAGCTGACCGAGGAAGAATTGGAGGAAATCCGCTCCAAGGTACGCGAGGAGAACGCCGAGGCCGCCAGGGCTGCTGAGGAGCGCGCCCGTGCTGCAGAGGAAAAGCTGGACAAGGTGAAGAACCCTGCGGCGCACAAGGTCAATTTTCTGTTTGGCGAGGTGCGCGGACTGGTCGAACGACTCGAGCAGGCGCTCGCGGAGCTGCAGCAGTCTGATGAGGCCACCCGCGAGAAGTTCGCAAAGGTGATTGCGGACTGGCTGTGCAAGGAAGGGGATCGTCTGGCGTGAAGAAGAAAGGCAAAGGCAAGCCGCGGGGCATGAATTACGCCGATGTGCTCAAGGCGCGGCGGAATCGTTTGCAGCTGGCGATGGATGAGGCGGCGCTTTTGAACGTCGAGCAGAGCATGCAGCGGTATCTCTGGCTGATGGCGGTCAGCCTGCACGATGCTTACGGCTTCGGTCCGGAGCGCCTGCAGAAGTTTTTCGAGGCGTTTCAGGTGAACTCGGACGAGCTTGCGAAAATGCGGGCAGAGGTAGACGACGATTACGCCTTTGAAAAGCTGCGGCTGCGGGCGGAGGACGTCAGCCGGATGGATATTCGCTATTACGGGAAACTCAAGATTGATTAGGAGGAAAAATATGAATGCAAAGAGAGCGGCAAAGCTGATGCAGATCGCCCATTATTACGGCGAGGAAAAGCAGGTTTGCAAGCTGATGGAAGAATTGGGCGAGGCTACGAGCGCGGCAAGTGAGGTGCTGATGCTGCTCAGCTATCACGAGATGAGCGGAAAAAAACGTGACCTGACCGCCAGACTGGAGCACCTTGCCGGAGAACTGGCTGACGTGGTGAACGTGACCGAGCAGATCATTCAGCTTTTTGGACTGGAAACCGATTTTAAGGTGGCACGCCATGCGGGCGTGCAGAAAACCTTGAAGAGAATTAGAGAGGAGGAACAGGCGAATGAGACACGAGATGAGCCTGCGCGGCGGAATCTTTAATGATGCGGTCGATTTGTTCGATACGAAGCTGCGTGATGTTCTGAATACCCTGCTGCGGCAGGGCTTGAGCGAGGGCAGTGTAACACTCAAAGTTAATGTGGAGCTTTGGAACGTGGGAGAACAGGACGAGAACGGTATCTATCACGAAACCAACAAGACCCATTTTGATTACAATGTTACCTCAGCCATTACGCAGAAAAACAAGTCTAACGGCGAGGTCAAGGAGATGCTCAAGCTGCGCTGCGTGGACGGTCAGCTCGAACTGCGCGATCTCGACGAGAATACGCTGTTTGATATTGTGGAGGGTGGTGTTCAGGATGGAGCGCAGCCCGACAGAGACGGCACACCTGGTTGATTCCCATTACAGCCGGTCGTTTGGACGGCCGCCGGATGCTGAAATGCGTGAGTTTATCCAGAACGCTGCCGAGAACGGTCTGACGGCGGACGAGCTGATCAACTGCATGACGGCGGCTGTGGTTACTTATGGTTTTGGCGCCTATGAGCGCGATTATCGAAAGGTTTTCGTGGCTGAGGCGCGGAAGGTTTGGAAGATGAAAAACGGAAAAGAGAAAGCCAGCCCGTGAAGGGCTGGCTTTGAGGGTTAAGGTTTCGTTGTGAGGCGGTGACCGAGACGGATTTCTTCTTCGGTCCAGCCGAGCTTGCGGCGCGCGAAATTTCGCATATATGTGGTGCGGGCAGCTTTGCGGCATTTTGGACAATATTTCACATTTGTTCCGCCCTGAAATTCTGCACCACATATACTGCATTTATGAGGAATGCTGCGCTGCGACTCTGATATTTTTTTGCGTATCGCTTCGTTTCGCTGAGCATGGTGCGCACAGCCGCAGCTTTGGTTGCGCGAATTATAGAAGAATGTGCGGGAACGTATAAAAACATTTCCGCAACGCTTACAGCGAGCACGGATGCGCGTCTTGCCATCCGGCAGGCGGATACGCTCGATAAATTCAAATGGTCCGTCTGGGCGACATTGCGGAAGCGTGACGTGCGTGTATGGCTTTGACATATCAGACGTATTTCTGCCAGACGTTATCTTCGTGCAGCGCTTGGATCTTCTCGATCGCTTCATCAGAATACCAGCGATTACGGAAGTAAATCTCAGTACCGGCACGGCGTCCATACCATGCGTCTACGCAAAGTTCGGCGATCTTTGCTTCGTTTCCGTAGTCCTCCGGCGGCAGGAGTTTTGACGGAATGCGGAACGGCTCCTGCGGGCCGTGTGTCCATACGTTGTAATGTTCGATCTGCAGGCGGCCGCCGCCGATGTTATAGATGATATAGCCTTCTTCGTTGCCGACGTCCAGCTTTCCTTCAAAGCTGCGGTAAAGCTCTTTTTTCATTTTTCAGTCCTCCTTGAGTGCATTTGTGAGCAGCGTCTCGACATAGGCGCTGAGGCTGATATTCTGTGCGGCCGCGATACGGCGGGCCTGCTCGATGAGCGAGCAGGGAAGCGAAAGATTGATAGCTGCGCGGCTGTCATCCTCGGATACGGTGCCGAAAAGCTCCTCGTATTTGTTGGCGGAAACGTTGCTTTCAGCCCACTGCCGCGCGTCCTCGTAGGACAGCGGAACAATGCCATCGTCCAGCGGACCGCGGAATACGTCGCGGAACAGGAAGAATTCGCCGTTACGCTTTTGATACAGGGTCAAGGCGTAGAAATCGTATTCTTCGATGCTGCCGATATCGACAGGATCGGAGCAGCGTTTGGCGGTGGATGTGTCGTAAACGCGGTTGTTGATGATCTTTTTCATGGTGTTACTCCTTTCGGCTGGCGTGGCTGATATTGTTAGCGATAAGATTGCAAATACGCTCGAACTCGTGTTTTGGGTCAGCTGTTATTGCTGCGGTAAGCTGATCCGGCCGGCAGTCCGGGTTGAGGCCGAGCGCCTCGTAAGGCAAGGTGGCAGTGAAATATGAGGTTTCCAATGACGGAACATTGGTCAATCGGCCTGCGCGGTCGATATGCACGATAAATTCAAGGTGATCGTCGTGAGTTTGCGGATAGCGGTTTAACAGGTATTCATGGATTTCTGCTGCAGTGTGCTGCGGCTCGGGTTCTTCGGCCGGCGCCTCTGCGGGCTGCGGCTTGGACTCAACAGATGCTTTGATCTCCTCAAGCAGTTCCGGCTCATCCTTAACGGTAGAGGTGCAAAGAAGGTTTGCGCTCATGCCGCGGTGCTCGATCCACCACTTTGCCTCGGTTTTGTGTGCTGCGATAACATCAAATGCGGCTTTCCATGTCTTGTCGAGATCGGTTGAATGCTCGATCTGGTGAACAAAATCAGCGCGGATGCTGATTGCCCAGCTGATTTGCTTTGGGGAACCGGTCAGCTCCGGCATGTAAGCGGTAGCTGCTGCGGCTGCTGCAGTTTCGCGCTTGTGGCGGCACTCGTCACACTCGGTGATATTGGCGACGGCCCACTGCTCGAAATTGCGGGCGATCTCGGTATTGCGCTTATTGGCACGGATAACAAATTCCTTGCCACAGGTTGCACATTTGCAGGTTGCGTTAGCGATTGCCATATTGATAACCCCTTTCAGGTGTTTTGTTGATCTCTTTAACTGTCTTTATTATAGCATAGAGTTTGCGCAAAGTCAATAGATACATAGAGTTTGCGCAAAGTCAAGTGACGAAAAACATATAATATTTTTGTGCAATATGTTGCGGCGCAGATGCAGGAGTCGGCCGCAAGAGGTGATTTATGTTATATCAAAAACAGGAGTGCAATGGTGCGCTCTATCAGATGTGCCTTTACAGCATGGGCACGATGCCGGGCATGTCGCCCAGGCAGAGGGCGGGCAGACGGCGGACAACCGAGAAGGCCAAGCAGGAGATCAACCGGCGGCAGCGCAAGTGGCGGCTTATGCAGCTGATCAACGCGAATTTTGTGAGCGGTCGGGATCTGTTTGTTTGCCTGACGTATGCGCCGGAGGCTTCCAGGGCGCGGGCTTTGGAGAAATTCCATTCGAAGATGAAAAAGGCGTATGCCAAGATTGGCCTTACCTACAAATACATAGCGGTAACAGAAGAACATGACATGGACGGTGAGCCGGTGCGGCTGCATCACCACCTGATCCTCAGCGGTGCGCACGGTGTGCAGCTGGCCGAGGTGGTGCGTGATTGCTGGGCTTCCGGTCTGGCCGATGTGCGCACGCTGCGCGAGGGCGCGGACTTTTTCGAGGATACCGCCATCTATCTGCTCAAGGAGGATTGTCACAAGGGCAAAGGTGCGCGGCGATACTCTACCAGCCGCAATCTGACCCCGCCTGCAGAGCCGGTTCGGCTCAGACTGGGCGAGGAGGAGGAGGCCGAAGTGCCGCCCGGCGTGAAAGTCATCGAGCATGTGCAGAATGCGAACGAGTTCGGCAGGTATGAGGTTATGATCGGCCGCATTTACAATCAGGCGGCGTTTGACGCATGGTGGCAGATACAGCGGCGCAGGGCTGCTCCCGATCCGTGGGAACGGCTGCGCAGGAGACGGCAAAGAAAAGTTTAAGATATCGGCGGCCGGGTCCGCCTGGCAGCCTTGTAGGAGGTCTAACAATTCCCCCACGGTTTGTCGGAGAGGTTCGGACGAATGAATACAGAACGTAATCACATTACTGTTTGTACTCTCTCAAAGGACGGAGCGCGCGGAAGCGCGTAACGGTGGCGAGCGCAAGGCGGAAGGCCGATGCGGCAGGAGGTGTATCTGGTGACAAAAGACAGATTGCGGCAGATTGAAAGTCTGGTCTGTGAACTGGAAGAAGAAAGAGAACGGTTTGCGCGGGAGGCTCGGCACCACAAGCGGATCGAGGAGACTTACGGCGTCGGCTGTCTGTTTGGCCGGGATGCACTGGACGCGGCACGGGATCGGCTGCAGGCCATTGAGGCCGAGTGCCAGGATGAGCGCGACACGGTGCGGCAGTGGATCGACAACGTTTCCGACTCCATGACGCGGCGTGCGCTGCGGCTGCGGTATCTGGACGGCAAGAGCTGGAGCGAGTGCGCCCGGCGCATGGGGTATGCGGATGAGAGCGGACCACGCAAGCTCGTGGAGCGATACCTGCGGATTGGGTGACGCGCATGCACCCCGTCCGCTTTGCTGTGCCCTGCGGTGTAAAAATAGGGCATGCCTCAACGTGCAGGAGCGGAAAAACGGCGGAAACGTAAAAATAGAGTCGGTTTTGCATTATATTTACAAGTGTAAAGGCAAGTCAAGAATGTAAACTTTACAAACTATCAACAGGAGTGTGGACAAAATGAAAATTGGCTATGTGCGTGTGTCAACGGTCGAGCAGAACGAGGCGCGGCAGGTGGAGGCGCTGCAGAAACACGATATTGAGCGTTGGTACATTGAGAAGATCAGCGGCAAAAATCTGGATCGCCCTAAGCTGCAGGAGATGCTCGACTTTGCGCGTGAGGGCGATACCGTGTATGTGCTCGACTGGTCGCGTATCAGCCGCAGCACGAAGGACCTGCTGGAACTGGTTGATCGGCTCGGCGCGAAGGGCGTGCACCTGTACAGCCTGAAAGAAAACTTTGACACCTCGACACCGCACGGACGTATGGTGCTGACCATCCTCGGCGCGATCAACGAATTTGAACGAGCAAACATGCTCGAACGTCAGAGGGAAGGCGTTGCGATTGCCAAGCGGGAGGGCAAGTACAAAGGAAGGAAAAAGACGGAGATTGACGATGTTGCCGGTGCATATCACGCCTGGGTAACACGGCACAAGAGCAAGGCAACGATCGCACGGGAAAACGGGATCAGCAGGCCGACACTGGATCGGCTGCTGAAGGAGTACGAGCGGGAATTCATTGCAAAACAGAATGACTGAAAACACAAGCGCTTGGGCGGGCTGTGAGGCTCGTCTGGGCGCTTTTTTGCTGTCGGAACAAAGTTGTCCGTTTTGTCCGTTTTTCCCGATTATACTTAAATCTAGAAAACAAGACACGCGCGGGAGGTGATTGGATGCAGCAGCGCGGGAGCAAGTACGATCAGAAAATTAAAGACGAGGCGCTTGCGCTCGTGGCGAGCGGCGTTTCGATCACAAACGCTGCGTGCCGGATGCGCATTCCCAAATCGACGCTTGCCGACTGGGTGCACACCCAGAACGAGAGTGACGAGGACGGCGTGGCTGCTCGGCGGGAAATCCGTAGAAAGCAGATCGCCCGGTGCGAGAAGATCGGGGACAAGGTGCTCCGGGCGCTCGACCGCAAGGCTGAGGCCGCCGCGAAGGACACCCGGACCATCAATGACGGACTGGCATTGCTTGAAAAAGCGGCCAAGGACGGCGTCATCGCGCTGAGTGAGGCCGAGGTGGCAAGTCTCAGAAACGTTGTAAGCGATTACACCGGAGTCGGCCTGCGCGAGCTGGCCGGAACCATGAAGGATGTTGCGGCAAGACAGGAAACGCTTGAGTCCCATCTGGCTGAGAAGGAAGAAGCGGCTCCGGAGATCAACCTGCAGCTGACGCTTGTTGATCCGACAAAGGCGGTTAGCGATGAATCTTGATTTTCAGATCACGCCGAAACAGCAGCTGTTTATGGACACGGATGCTTTCGAGGTTCTTTACGGCGGTGCAGCCGGCGGCGGCAAGACGTTTATTCAGGCGCTGGACGCTCTGGTGTACGCGCTGCGGTATCAGGGCAGTAGGCAACTAATCCTCAGACGCACGTTTAAGGAACTCGAACGCTCCATGGTGCCGCAGACGATGGAGTTGTACCCCGCCAGTGTGGCAAGCTACAACACAAGTAAACACATTTGGAAGATTGGCAAATCAACCATTGAGATGGGATACATTGCAACCGAGGGCGATGTGCAGCAGTACCAGTCCGCCGAGTATGACGTGATCCGGTTCGACGAGATGACGCATTTCACCGAGAGCATGTACACCTACATGATCTCTCGTGTGCGTGGCACGCGGCCGTTTCCGAGACACGTCAAATCGACCGCTAACCCCGGCAGCGTGGGACATACCAACGCCAAGAGCCGGTTTATCGACATTGGCGCACCGATGGAGGTGCACCAGTGCGAGGGCGGCACGCGGCTGTTCATCCCCGCCAAGCTGGAGGACAACCCTTTTCTGCTGACCAAGGACCCGCAGTATGAGGAACGCATGAAGAACTTGCCGCGCGAAATCTACATTGCACTGCGTGAGGGCAACTGGGATTACTACGTTGGGCAGTATTTCACCGAGTTCAAGCGGGAACTGCACGTTGTTCGTCCGTTTGAGATTCCGGCATGGTGGAGACGGTATGTTGCGATCGACTACGGCCTCGACATGCTGGCGGCGTACTGGATCGCGGTGGATGAGAACGATTATGCGGTGGTTTACCGCGAGGTTTATCAGCCTGACCTTATCATCCCGGAGGCGGCCAAGCGGCTGCTGAACGCAAACTGTAATGACGATATCACGGCATGGTTCGCGCCGAAAGACCTGTGGAACAGGCGGCAGGAAACCGGCAAGAGCGTTTCCGACCTGTTTGCGGAGTACGGCTTGTATCTCTCCAAGGTGAGCAACGGCCGTGTGGCCGGATGGTATGAGCTCAAGCGCCGGCTGCAGCCTGTCCCTGATGTGGATGGTACACTCAGACCGAAATTGCAGATTTTTGATACCTGCTTGAATCTCATTCGCACACTGCCGGGCTTGCAGCACGACGAGAAGAACCCTAACGATACGGCAACCGAGCCGCACGAGCTGACGCACGGACCGGACGCGATCCGGTATTTCTGCGATGGATGCCCGCTGCCTGCGGAACTGCCGAGAGTAAGAGACGAGGATTATCTATCAACTGAGGAGGAAATGGGAAATGTATTTAGCTATTAGTGCCGTTGCGGCGATGTGTGCTTTTCTGGCTGCTGTGCAGACCCGAAACGCCAAGCGCTTGGGCGAGGATTTGCGGGTAAAGACCGTGGAAGCGGAATCCTTTCAGCTGACTGCGCGGACGATGGAGGAACGCCTGCACACTGAGGAGGCGGCGCGCACGCAGCTTGCTGACCGCATTACCAAGTTGGAGACCGCCCTGCGGGAGAGTGAGGACACGGCCTGCCGGTTGCGGCAGGAGCTGCAGACCGGACGCAAAGCTGCGAAGGAGCTGCAGGAAGAACTCGACTCCACCAAGGATGCACACGACGCGGCAATCAGCGCGATGTGGAGCGCCCGCAACGAGGTTGATAATCTGGGGCAGGAGAACGGCAAGCTGACCGAGGCGCTGAACACCGAGCGGGAGGCTGCAGAGCACTTGAGAGAGGAATTACTCAAGGAGCAGGCGTACCGGCTGAGTACCGAGGGCCGCATTATGCGTGAGGTGAATAATCTGCTCTGCTATGACGGAACCGCCCACGGGCAGGAGGATTTGAGCGATGAATGAGCAGAAAATCACGCTCACGGCTGACAGGATACAGGCCGAGTACGAAAAAGGTGTGCAGTACAACACCGGCATTGGGTTGTACGAGAACGTCAAGCAGTGCGAGAATTTTGTGGAGGGCAAGCAGTGGGAAGGACTGAAATCCAAGAATCTGCGGCCGATCACGATGAATGTACTTGACCCTATCGTACATTACAAGGTCGCGCAGATCGTTTCCAACGATGTGGATCAGGACATTGAACCGTTTCTGCCGGATGAGCAGGCCGAGTATGCGGCGAAAATCCTCGAACAGAGCATTGACCGCGTTGTGGAGCGCACCAAGCTGAAAAGTAAGCACCACATGGTTCTGCGCGATGCTTGCGTGGACGGTGACGCGGCGCTGTATTTTTACTTTGACGCAAGCAAGCAGTCCGGTTTGGGCGGGGTGCAGGGCGAAATCTGCGCCGAACAGGCGATGAACACCAACATTTTGTTCGGAAATCCGGCGAACAGCAATGTGCAGGAGCAGCCTTATCTTATCATTGTGCGCCGCAGACCGGTATCCGAAATCCGTAAGGACGCGAAACGGCTCGGCTGTGCCGAGTGGGAGAGCATCGAGGGCGATTCCGACGGCCTGTACAAGGGCGACGATCAGCAGACCGACAGCGACAACCTCGGAAATGAGCTTGTGCGGTTCTGGAAGTCCGAGGACGGCAGGGTACACTACTGCCGCAGCTGCGGGCGCGTGATGATCGAGCAGGATGTGGCAACGGAAATGACACTCTATCCCGTCGCGTATATGAGCTGGAAGCCGAGAAAGAACTGCTATCACGGCGTGATGGAGATCAAGCCGCTCATCAACACGCAGATTGAGATCAACAAGCAGTGGACGGCGCTTGCGATCATGCTTCGCAACAATGCGATTCCCAAGCTGGTGTATAACCGAAATAAGTTCCCGGACGGCTGGAACCCGGATGCAACCAGTATCGGCGTGACCGGCGATGTGAAGGACGCGCTTACCGGCGTTGCAGGCTCGATGCCGATTCCGACCGAGGCCACCGGCATTACGTCAACAATGACGGACGCGCTCAAGAGTGTTGCCGGTGCCAATGACGCGGCGCTCGGCAACGTCAAGAATCCGGAGAACAGCAGTGCGATCGTAGCGGTACAGACCGCGAACGCTGCGCCGCTTGCGCTGACCAAGATCGCATATTATCAGTTTGTCGAGGACTACGAGCGGGTGCTCATCGACATGATGCATGCCTATTACGGTATGCGTCAGGTCAAGATCACTGACGAGATGACAGACGAGACCGGCGAGACGCAGGAGCAGACGCTTGTGGAGATGTATGACTTTTCCACGCTGCCGGTGGAGGCGCTGGATCTCAATATTCACATTGGTGAGGCAAGCTACTGGTCGAGGATTCTGCAGGTATCTACGCTTAACAATCTGCAGACGGCAGGCGTTATGCCGAATATGGTTGAGTTCCTCAGCCGCATGCCGGAAGGCTCGGTTAAGGATCAGGAAGGACTGGTCGAGGCTGCAAAGAGAGTGCAGCAGCAGGCCAGCATGCAGCAGGCATTACAGCAGGGAGGTTTAATGAATGGATAACAATGAGAGCAAGTCGGAACGATTTGTGCGACTGGCAGAGCCGCGCGTGAACCGTGCTTGCAAGGCAATCAGCATGATCGGCCATCTGGCGGCCAGCTCGTATGAGTACACCGAGAAGCAGGTTGAGGCCATGTTCGGTGCGATGCAGGAGGAGCTGAACACGCAGAAGGCGAAGTTCACCAAGGTGACGGACCGGAAGTTTCGGTTTTAAGAAGGGAGATACGGCATGAAAACCTTTGAAGATTTGACGCTGAAAGATGTAGCACCTCTGACGGAGAGCACTGACTATAAGGATCGTTTTCTTGGTGAATTTCTGGAAACAAATATCCGCTATAATAAGCTGCGCAAGATGCTTGTTAAAGCAGAAGCTCACAATCTGGATTTTACGCCGGACTGTCCGCTTGATTTGCTGATTGAGCAGCAATTTCACATGGGTAATTATCTGCACGCGATGGAAGTTCGTGCAGAGTACGAGGGGATTGACCTCGGTTTCTGCATTAAGAGCCTTTTACGTGATTTGGAGCGTGCAGAGGGCGGCTGCTGCGTGGAAACAGAGGTCCCCACGAGATAATAACAACCCTGTTCCGGCGTTCGGACGGGCGGGAGCTGACCTCACCCGCCCATTGATTCCCCTTATTTCTTTCTGATGGCGGGCACCCTCGTTCGGGTCGAGGGCGTCCGTCCGAGCGCCGGAGCACGATATTTTCCTGCACTGCGGCGGGCGTGGGATTCTCGCCATATTATCCCCGTCCGGGTTACGCATTCCCCGTGCGTGCAAGGATACAAGCGGGTGCAGTACCAGCGGAACGGTGCTGCGTCCGCCGGAGTGCAGGAACACACGATAAACACACGGCAATGAGACGAAAGTCTTTTGCATATAGGAGGATTGTCTAAATGGATTGGAAGACCAGCAATCACATGGGCGGAAGCGAGATCCGTGACAGTATCGGTTTACAGTATTTTGCCGAGGACGGCAATACATCCGACACCGGCGCGGACATGGACGGTTTTAACGGCGACGATTTCCTTGCGGCGCTTGAAGGCAATGACGATCTGGAAAACCAGCAGACCGCCGCCGAGGGCGCAGAGGAGACCGTGCAGGACGGCGCGGAAAACCAGCGCGCCGAAGAGCAGCAGGAAGAACCGGAGAATCAGCCGCCGGAGGGCGGCGAAGTACCGCCGGAGACGGTGGAACAGCCGGTGCAGACCGTGCCGCTCGTCTACAACGGACAGCAGATCCTGCTGCCGGCAGACGCAGTGCAGGCGCTGACCGGTGCGCTCGGCGCGAACCCGGTCGAACTGCTCCAGAAGGGCATGAATTATGACCGCAAGGCTGAGCGGGAAATGCGTGTACTGGATCAGTACGCTGAGGCCGCTGGCATGAACCGGCAGCAGTACCTGGAACAGCTGGAGGGCGCACGCAATGAGCAGCTGCTCTCGGCTGAAATCGAGAAGTGCCGCGCGGAGTTTCCGGAAACGCCGGATGCGGCGCTCAAGGCGATAGCCGAGGGCCGCATGGCTTCCCAGCGTGCAGCCGCGGCACAGGCCGCCGAACAGCAGCGGGCGGAGCTTTCCGCCATGCAGCAGCGCATTGATCAGACTGTTGAACAGGCACGAGAAGAAGCCGATGCACGCGCGTGGGAAGAATATGTTTCACTCTCTGGCGTGAAAAGTTTCGAGGAAGTGCCAAAACGCGTGCTTGAATTGGTGCAGCAGGAAGCTATGACGCCCGTTGCCGCGCACTGGCGCTATCAGGCTGAGCAGAATGCACAGGCTGTACAGATCGAAAAGAAGAACAACCAGAACAAAATGACAAGCCCGGGAAGTGTGCAGGGCAATGAGGGCGACACGAGCGACCCGTTCCTGCGCGGCTTACTGGGACTGTAAAAGGAGTGATTTTACAATATGCCTATTTATCTTACTGAACAGTATTCAAAAGCTGTAGAAAAGCTGTATACCCATACCTCGTTCCTGCGCCCGCACTGCAAGGCGCACGTTGACATGATCGGTAAGAAAACCTGCAAGGTTTACCAGATCCTCACCAGCGAGCTGAACGACTACAAGCGAGAGGGCAAGGACCGCTACGGCGTGCCGAACGATGTACAGGACATCGTAAACGAGTACACCATCACCCAGGACAAGGCGTTTACCGCCATTGTAGACAAGGGCGACGGCTCTCAGCAGGCTATCAGCAACAAGGCCGGCCAGTACCTGCGCCAGCAGATCTCCGAGAAGTGCGTGCCGACCGGCGACAAGTACGGCTTCAGCCGCATTGCACGATTCGGCCATATTCAGGGCGTTTCTGCTGCACCGACCAAGAGCGACATTATCTCCACCGTCTATGATGCTGCCGCCTATATGGACGATCACTATGTACCGGATGATGGCCGTATCCTTTTTGTCCGCGTGAGTGACTACAAGAAGATCATCCTCTCGGACGAGTGGGTCAAGCTGGACAATCTGGCGGGCAAGCAGCTGCCCACAGGCGTTGTCGGTCAGGTTGCGGGCTTTACTGTTGTAAAGGTTCCCGACCGACTGTTCCCGACCGACGTTTATATGCTTGCAATTCACGAGCAGGCGCTTGCGTTCCCGTATACCATTGACGATACCAAAATCCACACCGATCCCCCCGGCGTTTCCGGTTCTCTGGTTGAGGGCCGTCAGATTTACGATCTGTTTGTGCTTTCCAGCCGTGCGGATTCGGTTGTCGTTGTGGCCAAGGCCGCAAGCCAGCAGGCGTGCACCGTAGCGATCGCTTCGCACAGTGCGACCGTTACGGCGGCAGATGCGGACGAAATCTGGTACACGCTGGACGGCTCGGACCCGCGCTTCTCCGCAAACCGCATGCTGGTCGCATCCGGCGGCACGGTTGCCACCAAGGCGGGCGAGACCATCAAGGTCGTTGCGTTCGGCAAGGGCGGCAAGCTGACCTCGGATGTGGCTGAGGCTACGGATAAGTAAAGACCCAGGAGGGCGGGCGGCTGCCCGCCCTCTGTTTGTTAGGAGGTGAGAGCGTGGCGACGACTATTAAACGTATTTACACGCTGGCACTGGCGAAAATTATTGAAGCGCCCGGAACGGACGTTGACTTTGACAGCTACTCGCCGACACTGCTTGACAGCCTGCTTGTGGAGGCGCTTCCGTATGAGAATGCCATCCGCGCACAGCGCGGTGACGAGGAGCTGACAAGCGCGCCGGAGATCACGGCGATTGACAGCACGGCGCTCGACTGGGACGACCGGATCACGCGCGTTGCGCTGCCGTGGGGACTGGCTGCGGCGTTGTTGTTTGATGACGAGAGCCGCAAGGCGGAAAGCGTGATGTTTCGCAATGAATTTGTTTCGGCCCTCGAGGACGCTGCGCCCGCTGTGCCGGATTACGGGGAGGAGTAAGACATGCCGCGTAAGGTTACGGTGCCGGATTTTACGGAATCTGAGGAAGGCACCAAGCATTATAAGCGCTTTAAGGGTTTGGACTACTCCACGGATGAGACCCAGATCGACGATGGGCGCTCGCCGCGTGCGGTGAACGTTATCGCAGACGAGGGCGGCTTCCCTGAGCGGCGCTATGGATGGCGCACCCTGCTGCAGTTTTCAGATGCGGATGGCAAAGCGGTTCCTGTTGCCGGAATCTTTCCGTACGAGAACGACAGTGACGAGGAAAACCTCACGCTCATCGTCCATGCAGGCAGCAAGCTGTATGCGGTAAAGCTGGACGCGGACTATAAGGAAGTGAAAGACAGCCGCAAGGAGCTGCTCGACAAGCTGAACAGCGGCGGCCGCAGCCAGGGCTTTTATATGCACGGCAAGCTGTTTATCCTGACCGGCGAGCACTACGTTGTTTATGACGGCAAAACTGCTGTACACGCATTAGACGATAACGCCTACTGCCCGCTGACCAGCTATCAGCGCAAGGCGACAGGCGGCGGCGAGACCTACGAGAACGTTAATATGCTGTGCAAGTGGCGCAAGAACCGCTTTATCGGAGACGGCTCGAGCACGACCTATCAGCTTGACGTGACCGGCATTGACAAGGACTGCACGCCGACAGCGGCCTACCTCAACGGCAGTGCAATTACTGTGAAAAGCTACGATGCGGAGAAGGGCACGGTGACGTTTGAGACCGCACCGAGCGCGCCGGAGAACGCCGGTATCTCCAATTTTGAAGTGAAGTTTGCCAAGACCACCGAGGACCGGAAGAAGATACTCGGCTGCACCATCTTTGCGATTTACGGCATGGACGGCAGCAGCAACCGTGTTTTTGTTTCCGGCAACAAGGAGCACGCGGCTATGGAATGGTTTTCCGGCCTGTCTGACCCGACATATTTCCCCGACATTAACTATTCTGTCGTGGGTTCGAGTGATTTTCCGATTATGTGCTACCTGAAAGCACAAGGTGAATTACTGCTCATCAAGAAGGACAACCGGCAGGAGGGTACGATCTGGCACCACTCGGGCGCAATGCTGAACGATGTGGCAACCTTTCCGCTGAAAGAGGGCGTGCCGGGTTACGGCGCGATTGCCAAGTATTCCTCGGCGAACCTGAATGACGATCCGCTGTATCTCAGTCCGCGCGGTGTATATGCGCCGACGACCACCTACTACAACAACATGCAGGTCCGGCAGTTATTCTGCCGGTCGAGGCGTGTCAACCCCAAGCTGTGCAAGGAGCGCAGACTTGCGGACGCTGTAGCCGCCTGCTGGCGCGGCTGGTATGTGCTTGTGATAGACGGCTGCGCGTATGTGGCAGACGGCAATCAGGACAAGGCAGACAACGGGTATGAATGGTACTACTGGACGAACGTGCCCGCAAAGGTGCTCTGTTCACACGAACAGGCGCTGTATTTCGGCACCGAGGACGGCAGAGTTTGCCGGTTTAATGACGATCTGGTAGACGAGAACAATGACATTATGATGAACGCGTTCTCGGATGACGGCGCGGCCATCCACACCGAGTGGGCTACCAAGCTCGATACGATGAACACGCCGATGATACTGAAAACCATGCCCAAGCGCGGCAGCGGCGTACACCTCAAGGCGTACACGCGCAGTGCGGTTGAGATTTGGGTAAGACTCGAAACCGACCACGGAACGCTCATGAAGCGCGTGACAGCGGATCGGCTGAATTTTCATTATATCGGCTTTGAACGGTTTCCGTTCGGAACGGTGGTCAACTCCATTATCCCGTTTCTTTTCAAACGAAAGGGCTGGAAGGCGATTCAGGTCATTCTGCAGTCCGACACGGTGGACGAGGGCTTCGGCGTACACGAAGTGGTCATCCGGTACTTTATTGCAAAGTACGCAAAGAGACAGTGAGGTGAGGACATGACGTTTGATGAAAGCAAAATTTCAGCCGAAAAGGCGGCAGAGACCGGCGTGCAGAGCCAGCCGGACGCGCTGACCGGCTCGGCCGAGGAAAACAAGAAGGTTTTCGATCTGCTGCCGCTGCTTATTATCGAGAGGCTTAACAAGCTGATCGAGGCATTGCAGGCCGCAAACAGCGCCGGACAGATCGGCGCGACCGAGTTTACCAATGTGACCGGCGGCACGGTGCAGGAGCAGCTGCAGAGCATTCAGAAGAACCTTGAGGACTACCGCAGAGAGGTAAAGGAGAACGGCGCGGAAAACGTCGGCATTACGCCGTTTGACGGCGTGACCGCAAACACCGTGCAGGCGGCGCTCGAGCAGCTGCAGGCTAACCTTGTGCAGTATATCAATACTGTTAAATCCGAAGAGGGCGCGGGTAGGGTCGGCATTACGCCGTTCAAGGGCGTGACCGCAAATACCGTACAGTTGGCGCTTGAGGAAATCCGCAGGCAGATCGACGATGTAACGGCGGGTATCATTCCGGACTATGGCGTTACAACCATCAAGCTGGCACTGCAGGCCGTGACGGCGGACCGACTGGCACAGGATGTGCTTGACATGATCGAGGCCGCAGAGCCGGCACGCAGTACCAATGAACTGGACGATTACACAATGGAAACCGGCTGCTTTATCAACGCCGGTGCGGGATGGAATACCTTCCGGTTCCGGCATGCGTTTGAGGGCGTACCGGTTGTGACCGTGACACCGAAGGAATTTAACGGCTTTTGCGAAATTAAGAACGTGACTGCGGAAGGATTCCTCTATTGCCTGCGTCAGCCGAGTTTGCAGGGCGGCACAGTTGCGACCGCGACCGGCTATATCGGGTCGGATACCGGAACGTCACCCGGTCACAGCCAGATCACCTATGTTTCCGGCGTGACGCTGCCGACATTCGGCACGGAAACAACGGCTGAGAAAGTAGAAATGGACTATATTGCGATTGAGTTTGGAGGTGACGAGTAATGATCAAGAAGATTCAGCAGGATTTCAGCTATTACTCGCATGAGTTTAAGGATAACTACCGAAAAGGCGTACATCGCCTGCGCACCATCCTTGCCAGCAGGGCACAGGCACAGGCGTTTGTAAGCAATGCAGGCGGCACTGCGGTGGTGCTCGGCTACGAGCCGGAAACGCCGGACAAGAACGCACAGGAGCTTTATGCGCTGCTTGCGGCTTCGCCGTATATCGACGATGCGGTACAGACGTTTCTCGGAAGCATTTACGAAGCAGGCGCGGAAAGTCAGGACGCGATGTACTCGGACAGCGCTCGCTGTCTGGAAATCCTGCACGATCCGGTTATGTCTCGTGCCGCTGGTGCCGGCACGGTAAGCGCCGGGAAATGGATCGCAACTCTGGCAGGACAGAGCTGCAATTTGTACAGGGATATGAACGCGGTTGCCGCCAGCGATATCGCTATGACGGCAGTGGCTGCGAGCAAAACTGCAATGACCGCCGTAGCGGCAAACGAAACTGCTATGGCAGCTGTAGCGGCCTCTCGGGTTGCTATGTCTGCTATAATTGGCAACTCGACTGCCCTTAATGCCGTGGTGACCTCTTCGGTTGCTATGGCGGCTATCATCGGGAACAGCACTGCGCTTAACGCAGTTGTTTCGTCCTCGACCGCTATGGCGGCTATTGCGTCGTCCTCGACCGCTATGGTGGCGATCATCGCAAACAGTACAGCCCGCACAGCTATCACGAACTCTGCAACGGCAAAGAACGCCCTTGCCTCCAGCCCTTTGAAAACAACCGTGACAAAGGGCAACGGAAACGGTTGGGAGAACCGTACCATCCGCAATGGCATGGGATATCTAATCAGTTGCTACAACGCAAACAGCGGTGGAGAGGCTGGATCTACTTGGTACAAGTTGGATGGGGCGCAAACCAGCCAGCCCGCAGGCACTACAAATGTGGGGAAATTTTTCACATCTTCCTTGGCAATTTACTGGTGGTCTTCTACCTCCAGCGTGACCTATATCCCTTGTTAAAATAGCCGCACTCAGCTACGCATTAACATTCTAAGGCGTACCACTTGA